GAATCGTGAAGGAAATGAGGTGTAAGACGAATGGCAAGTATCCAAGATTTGTGGTCTGGGAAAACGTCCCCGGCGCATTCTCGTCCAACAAGGGGGAAGACTTTAAGGCAGTTCTCGAAGCACTCTGCAAAATCAAAACAGAAAATGCTTCTGTTCCTAGAACTGAAAAAGGTAAGTGGGAAAATGCAGGACTTATCATGGCAGAAGGTTTCTCCCTCGCATGGCGAGTTCTCGATGCCCAATATTTCGGAGTCCCCCAAAGAAGAAGACGTATCTATCTTGTCGCAGATTTTGATGGCGAATGTGCCGGAAAAATATTATTTGAGTCAGAAGGCTTGTCAGGGTATTCTTCGCCGGGCGGCTGCTCGTGGAAAAGAGTTGCCGGAGCTGTTGAAAGCGGCACTGGAACAGCAGGCGCAATCTGCTTAAATGACCAAGGTGGAGAAAGAATGGATGTAACGAAGGATAAGACATCTACTCTTAGAGCGAATTCGAATCATCCGCCACTGGTGTTTGAAAATCATAGTCAGGACACAAGATATGTTGGGCCTATTGATAAAGCACAGACGGTGCTTGCTACTTTTGGTATGGGCGGGAATAATCAGCCTTTTGTTATGGAAACACCTAAAACACTTAAAATTCGCAGTGGCTGCGAGGGTGGAGGCAAAGGTGCTTTGGTGCAGGAAAATATGTCTGCTACCTTAGGGTGCAATAATGACCAGACTGTATTTGTACCAAAAGTTTATGGAATATGCTCAGATGGTAGTAATTCCATGAAATCCACAAATCCTAAAAGTGGTGTATATGAAGCCTCAACGGCTCGCACCTTAGACGGAAATGGAGGGAATCCAGCCTGTAATCAAGGCGGGGTAGCTGTTGTTGAAGATACAAAAGCGTTCCATGTAAATCAGCGTGACGAGGTTATTGACCTCAAAGGAAAATCCGGTGCTTTGATGGCAAGGCAAAGCCAGCAAATGCAGACGTTTGTATTGCAAGGCTCTATGATAGGCAGAAAAGAAGAAAATGGACCACAGGGCGATGGGGTTAACGAAGAAGTAAGTTTTACCTTAAACACTACGGATAAACACGCAGTTGCCTATGGAATTGACCGAGCAGCCTTTAATCAAGGGGGAAATGCCAAGTTTGGATTTAGTGTTGAAAAAGAGGTAGAACCGACTATTGTTGCAAAAGGACCGGGCGCAGTTGCAATGCCTAATTATACCAGTAGTAAGGCATCTTTTTTTACATCAGCAGATAAAGATGTGGCCAATACCCTCGTAGCAACCGATTATAAAGACCCACCGCTTGTCAGTGATGAGAAGGATGCGAGTTACATTGTTCGCAGACTGACTCCAACGGAATGCGCCAGGCTGCAGGGATTTCCAGATTGGTGGTGTTCTGCACTAGAGACAGAAAATCCTACTGAAGAAGAACTCTGTTGGTGGGCAGAGGTTTTTGAAACTCACAGGCAGATATTTAAGAATTCAAGCAAACCCAAAACTAGAAATCAGATTATTAAATGGCTAAGTAAACCGCATTCTGATTCTGCGGAATATAAAATGTGGGGTAATGGAGTTGCACTTCCGTGTGTTTGTTTTGTGTTATCAGGCATCGTCTGGGCTGCTGAAAATATCTAGGTATACAGTATCTTTCACATTATTTGCTTGCTATTATGTGCCTTTAGAGTGATAAATGTAGTACCAAAACAAAAGGAGGAACTACATTATGGAAGTTATTTACAATCTTACCGACAGAAAACCATTTGTAAAAGCTTTGGAAGAAATTACAGGCGCAAAGGCAGTTTACATGAGAACCCCCACCTACGCATATAGGGTGGATTATTTTACCGTGACCCGTGAGGGAAATCTTACCTTTGATGATATGGCGGACAGTGAGGAAATAGAATGTGTGCTGGAGAAACTTAATCAGAGAGGTTTTCATTGTGAGAGTTCTGAAAATGATGAAACTAAGCCAGAAATGGGTTGTGAGGAGCCTTTGGCGGACTGCCAACCTGCCTGCCAATTACCGGAAATAGAGCCACAGAATGAAACTGTGGGGCTTACAGTGGCAATGCCGTTGAATAAGGTACTGGTGGGTAACCTTACCAACCTCTTAGAAGCTAAGGGACGGCTAATAAAAAAGGCATTAGGAATCAGCGAGCTGCCAATTAAAATCACGCAGGAGCAGATTTCCTTTCCATGGTTTACAGATGGCTTGGATACCGACATGTCCAGAGCCTACACCAATTTCATTGCCGCTCTGTGTAAAATGAGCCGAGAGCAGAAACGTATCTCCAACATGGAAAAAGCGGTGGAAAATGAAAAGTACGCATTCCGATGCCTGCTTCTCCGGCTAGGGTTTGTGGGTGCCGAGTACAAGGCAGACCGAAAAATTCTGCTGAAGAATCTGACTGGCAGCAGTGCATTTAAAAGCGGGTTGAAAAAGGAGGCAGATGAGGATGAAATTTCCAAGTAAGAAAATTGTGGAACTTGTGCGTAAACAGTATCCCAATGGAACAAGGGTGGAGCTTTTAAAGATGGACGATGCCCAAGCTCCGCCACTTGGCACAAAAGGGACGGTAACCGGCGTGGATGATACTGCCAGTATTTTAGTAAATTGGGATAACGGAAGTACTCTTAATGTGATTTATGGTGAAGATTTGGTAAAGAAGGTGCCAAAATGATGAAGCCAGTAATTAAACGCTAAATTATTGCCATTAGGGATACGGGACGAACTAATATGTTTGACATCAATATGGTTCAGTACATTGCCAACGAACTTGGTTACTACGACTTAGTAGTCTTTGTAGAAGAACACCGCAAAGAATATGTTAGATTTATCTTAACTGGAGAAGAGTAGAGAGATATTGTATACTTGCCGTTATTGACTTGCTGGATAGGCTACAATACAATGGACAGTTTTCTTGAGGAGCTGATAAAATAATAAGAAAACAAAAGGAGTAGCCAAATGGAAAAACGAACAAGACGGGAATATACTAAAGAATTCAAACAACAAATGGTGGCCTTGCATGCCAGTGGTAAACCAGCGAGTGAAATCATCCGTGAATATGAATTGACTGCCTCAACTTTTCATAAATGGGTACAGCAATTTAATAAAACCGGTTCTTTTAAAGAAGCTGATAATCGAACCCCAGAGGAAAAAGAACTAATTGCCTTACGCAAACAAAATAAGCAGCTATTGATGGAAAATGACATTCTAAAGCAGGCGGCTCTGATAATGGGACGAAAGTAAAAGTTATCAGAGCTAACACTTACAAATACCCCGTTTTGAAAATGTGCAAGATTCTCAAGATTTCTCGCAGTACATATTATTCCTACGAAGAATCTAAAGCAAAAAAAGATGAAATCAATGATGTGGTAATCACAATCTTTAATGAAAATCAGCATGTATACGGAACCCGTAAGTTAAAAGTCGAGCTGGCTAAAAGAAACTATAAAGTATCGAGGCGGCGTATTGCCAGGATTATGCGCTCTAATGGACTAGTATCGGCCTACACGATCAAAAAATACAGACCCCGTAAAGACAAGGTAAATAATGAAACTCAGCCTAATCTTTTAGACCGTCAATTTGACGAAAAAGATCCCTACGAAGTCGTAGTAAGTGATTTGACTTATGTCAGGGTCGGAAACTATTGGAATTATATTTGTATTTTACTTGATCTGCATAATCGTGAGATTGTTGGCTATAGTTGCGGCAAAAATAAAGATGCCAAACTGGTCTATGATGCTTTTGCAAAAATAAAAACGAATCTAAGGAATATCTGTATTTTTCATACGGATCGAGGAAGTGAATTTAAAAACTATCTGATTGATGATTTTTTAAAGGAATTCGATATCCGTCGTTCTCTTAGTGCTAAGGGATGTCCCTATGATAACGCTGTGGCGGAAGCACAATTTAAGATCATAAAAACAGAGTTTGTTCGTTCCAGAAGATTTGAAACTCTTGAACATTTAAAAGTTGAACTTATGGCGTATGTTTATTGGTTTAACAATAAACGAATTCATGGAAGCTTAGGATATAAAAGTCCGGCAGAGTTCAGGCAATCACTCCTCTGAAAAATTGTCCGGAAAAGTGTTGCCAATCCATGCTATTATGTGCTTTTAGAGCGAATATCTACATACCGAAAGGGAAAACCATATGGACGGAGGATACGAAAATGACAAGATTTGAAAGAGATTACAAGGATGCAGAAGAAGGCAATGGAATTGAGGTAATTACAAAACGTAGAGCTGAAATCGAGAAGCTTACTCACGAGGGCAAATGGTGCAAAAATAGTTTTCGCAGAACTTGCATTGCGCAGGATGTAATTAGGTTAAAAAATGAACTCAAAAAAATTGAAGAACTTTTCTAAGTAAAAAACAACTGAAAAATCCAAGAACGGAGCCATATGGCTCTGTATCTTGTTAGCGAGGCTTGCTTATGGCAGGTCATTTTTTATGCTCAAATATAGAGGTGATATATTGCGAAAGCTAAAGAGGTATAAAGCCACCAAATTTAAAACTAAAGGCTCGGTATATAATAAAGCTGCAGCTGATTATGCTGTGAATTTTATCGAGTGTCTTAGTCACACTAAGGGTATCTGGGCCGGCAAGCCTTTTGAACTTATAGACTGGCAGGAACAGATTATCCGTGATGTTTTTGGTACGCTTAAGGCTAACGGATATCGACAGTTTAATACCGCCTATATTGAAATTCCCAAGAAACAGGGTAAGAGCGAACTTGCGGCTGCGGTGGCATTGCTTCTTACTTGCGGTGATGGCGAGGAACGCGCTGAAGTATATGGTTGTGCAGCTGACCGCCAACAGGCATCCATTGTTTTTGAAGTGGCTGCCGATATGGTGCGTATGTGTCCTGCGCTAAATAAAAGAGTAAAGATACTAGCATCACAAAAGAGAATAATTTATCAGCCGACAAACAGTTTTTACCAGGTGCTGTCAGCAGAAGCCTATTCCAAGCATGGCTTTAATATTCACGGAGTTGTTTTTGATGAGCTGCATACACAGCCTAACAGAAAGCTTTTTGATGTTATGACCAAAGGCTCCGGCGATGCACGTATGCAGCCTTTATATTTTCTTATTACAACGGCCGGAACAGATACACATTCTATCTGTTATGAAACGCATCAGAAGGCGATGGATATTTTGGAGGGACGCAAGCATGACAGTACTTTTTATCCGGTAATATACGGTGCGAAAGAAACCGATGACTGGACTGACCCCAAGGTGTGGAAGAAGGCAAATCCATCTTTAGACATTACGGTTGGTATTGATAAGGTTAAAGCAGCTTGTGAATCTGCTAGGCAAAATCCTGGAGAAGAAAATGCTTTTCGTCAGCTTCGTCTTAATCAGTGGGTTAAGCAGGCAATACGCTGGATGCCCATGGATAAATGGGATAAATGTTCATTTATTGTAAATGAAGAGGATTTGGAGGGACGTGTTTGCTATGGTGGCCTTGACCTATCCAGCACTACGGATATTACAGCTTTTGTACTGGTGTTTCCGCCGGAAGATGAGGAAGATAAATACAGCATTCTTCCATATTTCTGGCTGCCGGAAGAAACCTTGGATTTAAGAGTAAAACGTGACCATGTTCCTTATGATATATGGGAACGGCAGGGATATTTGCAAACCACGGAAGGAAATGTGGTGCATTACGGCTATATTGAACAGTTTATAGAAAAGTTAGGCGAACGGTTCAATATTCGTGAGATAGCATTTGACAGATGGGGCGCAGTGCAGATGGTGCAGAATTTGGAAGTATTGGGTTTTACTGTAGTGCCATTTGGCCAAGGATTTAAGGACATGAGTCCTCCGACCAAAGAACTTATGAAGCTTACCCTTGAAGAAAGACTAGCCCATAGCGGACATCCGGTTCTAAGGTGGATGATGGATAATATTTTTATTCGTACAGATCCTGCCGGAAATATCAAGGCAGATAAAGAAAAATCCACAGAGAAGATTGATGGTGCAATAGCCACAATAATGGCATTAGACCGAGCAATTCGCTGTGGAAATGATAATGGGGCATCAGTTTACGATGAGAGAGGCTTGCTTTTCTTATAGTCGTAAATATAGGGGAATTTCGGTGTTATGGCCCAGAAAAGCATATAATCTCAGATTCGGAAACATCAGACATCATTTTACGCATTCTTGTAATGAAGAATTTATAAAATTTAATGTAATCTTTTATTTTACGAGGGTCTTTGCTGGGATGTTCGTCATAGTGCTTAAAGTGAAAATTGTTAAAGTAGGAATCTAATTCAGGGCTTTCTATATTAGTTTCTAAAAGAAATATAGTCCTTTCGATGGAATTAAGAATTTCGTTTAGTGTTTTATAAGTATAGTAATTTTCACCATAATGTTCATATGAAGTACCATCGCAATTAACATGGTTATTTATGTTCCAAATTAGATTTGCATCAAAGTATCTTTCTAAAAAGAATTCAACAGTGTCAGCAAATCCATCTTCATCTATAGATATGCCATACTTGCGTAATCGTTCATTATCTGGATCATCCCATGATACAAATTTTTCTTCGTTATCTTTTATGGGATAAATATCAATATTGCTACCGCCACACCAGCCCTCTATTATTTCTAATTCTTCTGGTAACTCGTAAGTAGCATTTGAGATATTAGATTCATTTAACATTTTAACACCACCTTTTTTACAATATTATAGCACAATACAAAATTAGTATGAGTAAATTCAAGAGGAGATGATTAATATTTTTAATGCCATTACTAAGCTTTTTAAATCTAGGGATAAGCCTAAAAATGTAACTGTAGGGAGTGCCTATAATTTTTTATTTGGAGGAAGTACAGCCGGTAAAATGGTAACCGAGCGTTCTTCCATGCAGATGACAGCGGTTTATTCCTGTGTTAGGGTGCTGGCAGAAGCAGTGGCAGGACTCCCGCTGCATTTATATAAATACACGGACAGCGGCGGCAAGGATAAGGCAGTGGACAATCCGTTGTATTTTTTGCTGCATGACGAGCCTAATCCAGAAATGACCTCCTTTGTATTTAGGGAAACCCTTATGACACATCTGCTGTTATGGGGAAATGCCTATGCCCAGCTTATTCGTAATGGCAAGGGTAAGGTTGTGGCCATGTATCCCTTAATGCCAAACCGTATGAGCGTTAACAGGGACGATAACGGAAATCTTTACTATAAGTATTTACGCAGTTTGGAAGATGCCCATAGAGCTAATACAAATGAAGTTATGCTTTTACCTAGCGAAGTGCTGCATATTCCGGGACTTGGCTTTGATGGACTTGTCGGGTATAGCCCTATTGCAATGGCAAAGAATGCTGTTGGAATGGCAATTGCCTGCGAGGAATATGGTGCTAAGTTCTTTGCTAACGGTGCGACACCGGGAGGAATTTTAGAGCATCCGGGTATTGTTAAAGACCCTGCCAGAGTAAGAGAAAGCTGGAATACAGTCTATCAAGGAAGCGGCAATGCTCACCGTATAGCAGTTTTAGAAGAGGGCATGAAGTATACACCTATCGGCATATCGCCGGAACAGGCACAGTTTTTAGAAACAAGAAAATTTCAAATCAATGAGATAGCTCGAATTTTTAGGGTACCGCCGCATATGGTTGGTGATCTTGAAAAATCGAGCTTTTCTAATATAGAGCAGCAGAGTTTGGAATTTGTTAAATATACATTAGAGCCTTGGCTTGTCAGATGGGAGCAGGCAATGGTGCGGTCTCTTTTATCTAAATCGGAGAAGGAGCAGTATTTCATTAAATTTAATGTGGATGGTCTTTTAAGGGGCGATTACGAAAGCCGCATGAATGGCTATGCCACTGCCAGACAGAATGGCTGGATGAGTGCCAATGACATCCGTCAATTAGAGAATTTAGACCGTATTTCTGCTGCTGAAGGCGGTGATTTGTATTTAATTAACGGGAATATGACCAAACTTGCAGATGCAGGAATTTTTGCGGCTAAAGTGGATACTAAGGGGAAGGAGGAAGGTACACATGAAGAAATTTTGGAACTGGAAAAACAAAATAGTGCAGAACCAAGACGAAACTAGTGAAAAACAGGAAAGAATTCTGTTTTTGAACGGAACAATAGCTGAAGAAAGCTGGTTTGATGATGATGTCACTCCGAAGATTTTTAAGGAAGAACTGTTAGCTGACAGCGGTGATATTACCATCTGGATTAATAGTCCGGGCGGTGATTGTATTGCGGCAGCCCAAATCTACAATATGCTGATGGAGTATAAAGGGCAGGTTACCGTTAAAATTGACGGCTTAGCAGCCAGTGCGGCATCTGTTATTGCCATGGCAGGTTCTAAGGTGTTAGTAAGTCCGGTATCCATGCTTATGATTCATAATCCGGCTACCATTGCTTTTGGCGATAAGGCTGAGTTTCAAAAGGCCATTGCTATGCTTTCAGAGGTTAAAGAATCTATTATCAATGCCTATGAAATTAAAACCGGTCTGCCGAGAGTTAAGCTTGCGCATCTGATGGATGCGGAAAGCTGGATGAATGCTAATAAGGCGATTGAACTTGGCTTTGCAGACGGAATTTTAAAGCGAACAGACGAAGCGGATATGGAGCAGCCGGCTGTTTCTATGATGTGTTCTGCCGTGGCAGTAACAAATTCACTACGGGACAAGCTTGCGGCTAAATGCACTATTAAAGCACTAAAACCGCAAATTAAGGAGCGGTTGGCAGAGGAATGCCTGAAAGAATTAAACTTATTAAAAAACCACATTTAAGGGAGGAATTAACAGTATGAATATTAACGAATTAAGAGAAAAACGAGCTAAAGCATGGGAAACCACCAAGTCCTTTTTGGAAAGTCACCGCACTGATAAAGGGACGATTACTGCTGAGGATGAAAATACCTATAACAATATGATGGCGGATATTGATGGTTTGGGTAAAGAAATTAAGCGCCTAGAAAAGCAGGAGCTTTTGGATAAAGAGCTTGCTAAAGCAGTGAATGTACCTATTACAGGTAAACCGGGATTTGGTGGTGAGGAAGAAAAACTCAAACCTGTCCGTGCAAGAAATGGTTATGCCAAGGATTTAATCAAAGCAATGCGCAGTAATTTTAAGCAGGTAACCAACCTTTTGCAGGAAGGGGTGGATGCAGACGGCGGTTATTTAGTGCCGGAGGAATACGATAAACGTATCATTGACACCTTGGAAGAAGAAAATATTATGCGTAAGCTGGGGACTAAAATCACTACCAGTGGTCAGCACAAGATTAACATTGCGGCTGCGAAACCTGCGGCAGCATGGATTGAAGAGGGTGGGACATTAACCTTTGGAGATGCTAAATTTGCACAGACTTTGCTCGATGCACATAAGCTTCATGTGGCCATTAAAATCACGGAAGAATTGCTCTACGACAATGCCTTTAACCTTGAAGGGTATATCATTGACCAGTTTGGCAGAGCGATGGCCAATGCGGAAGAAGATGCCTTTTTAAATGGTGACGGAACCGGCAAGCCATTAGGACTTTTTGCAGAAAGCGGCGGTGGTACGGTTGCTCAAACTTTGACAGCGGCAATTAAGTCCGATGATGTACTGGATTTGATTTATGCTTTAAAACGTCCCTATCGTAAGAATGCCAAGTTTATTATGAATGACCGTACTTTGCTTTCCTTGCGTAAGCTGAAAGATAACAACGGTAATTATATGTGGCAGCCTTCTTATCAGGCAGGCGAGCCAGATAAGCTTTTGGGATACAGCATATTTACTTCTGCCTATGCACCTGCTGCCGCTATTGCTTTTGGGGATATGAGCTACTATAACATCGGTGATCGTGGAACTCGTTCTATTGCGGAGTTAAGAGAGCTGTTTGCCGGCAATGGCATGATTGCCTATGTAGCAAAGGAGCGTGTGGACGGTAAGCTGGTACTTGGCGAAGCCGTGCAGATTATGCAGCTAAATGCTTAAATAAGTAAAAGCAGGTGGTGTATACAATGGTTGTGAATCTTGATGAAATGAAAATGTACCTGAGAGTTGATTCCGGTGATGAGGACGCACTCATTACTCAGCTTCTGGAATCAGCTGAAAAGCTGTGTATGGATATAGTAAGGGGAGATGAAGAAACTCTTGTAAAGTCCAAAAACTGCAAAATGGCAATCCTGTATACTGCCGCCTACTTTTATGAACATCGGGAAGAAGCGGACTATAAGCAGCTGATGCTGACTTTGCGTTCGCTGCTTTTTGGTGACAGAAGGGATGGATTTTAGTGCGGATTGCTAAATTGAACCAACGTATTGAGGTTTTAAAGCCGCTGCTTACCAGTGATGGTTACGGTGGTTATAGTACTGAATATGAGAAAGAAATAGCGTTGTGGGCAGAGGTGAAAAATAATCGATATGCAGAAAAGCAGGCATTTGATTCTCCTAGTGCCATAAACAGCGTTACTTTAATAACACGCACATATAGTGAAATTCAAAAAGGCTGGCATCTTTTATGGCAGGGCAAGGAATATGAGATTGTATCGGTGACTAGGTTCTATAAAGACAGCACCTATATAGAAATTGTTGAATATGAAAAAGGTGTGTAATGAAGTTTTATGCGAAAGTAACAAGTAATGATTTAACAAAGGCTTTAGGGAGTATTTCTGCTTGGGATGGGAAAACTCGTCTTGCTGTAGAAAATGCACTGCAAAATGGCACAAAAGCAGTGGCAAAAGGTGCAAATCAAAGAGTCGCTCAGCGTAGTGGTAAACTAAAAAAATCTATTAAAACAGGCTTTGACAGAAGAAAGCCGGAAGGCATGGTCAGAGCTAAAACACCCTATGCTCATATTGTGGAGTTTGGATCTAAAAGTTATACGGTAAGGGCAAAGAATAAAAAAGCTTTAACAATCCCTGGGGGCAGTGCGTTGGTGCTTAGAAAAAGTGCTAAAATACCGGCAAGAAAGGGCAGACCGTTTATTAAACCTGCTTTCGAGGCGGAAGAACCCAAGATTGTATCTAATATAAGGAAGGTACTGAATAAATGAAACGTATACCATTAAATGCACTGCAAAAGGCACTTCTAACTTATATTTCAACTAATGAAAACGTGCCAATCTATGATTATGTGCCGGACACAGCGAAACCGCCCTTTATGACAATTGGCGCTTTTACCTGCAAGGAAGCCGGCACAAAATACGAAGATATGGTAGAAGTAACAGTGCAGCTTAACATTTGGTCAACCTACAAGGGCAAGTTTGAGATTAACAGCATTGCTAACAGGGTAATTGTGTTATTGCAGACAAAACAAATAGATTTAAGTGCTGATGCATTTGCAGCCATCCGTCAACAGGTGGATTTCTTTGAAGCCTATCCGGAAGAAGAAACCGGGTATAACGGAGTAATAAGTTTAGTCATATTAATTCAGAATTTACAAAGGAGTGAAAACTAATGGCATACACAGTATTTGCAGAGCCGGCCACTACCAGTAAGGCAACGGCAGGCAAGGATTATCTTCTGTATGTGAATACAGGAGCAACTGAGACAAGTCCTACCTGGACTTTGGTAGGAGGGCAGAGAAGTGGGGATTTATCCCGTAAGGCAGATGAAATCGATGCATCAGACAAAACAAGCGGTGGCTGGAAGGCTACATTACCTGGTCTTAGAAGTTGGTCCATTGATTTAGAAAGCGTTTACCTCGCCGGAGATACGGGAGCAAAATTCTTAGAAGCTGCTTTTTTAAATAACAAGCAGGTTCATATTAAGTTTGAATATCCGGATAAAAGCTATTTGACCGGGTGGGCATCTCTTACAGAGTGCAGTCTTTCCACACCTCATGATGATGTAGCTACCTTAAAGGGAACGCTTTCCGGAGCAGGTCCATTATCTGATTTGAAAACAGGAGGTACGGTAAATGAAGAAGGTTGAGTTTCCGCTATTTGGAGAAAATGAATATATGTTTTTAAATATCGGCAGGCTGATAGATATTGAACGGATGACAGGAAAACCTGCCGGAGAGATTATTAAAAATCAGAACCTTGATTTAGGAATGCTTACCATCATTTTAAGCGTGGCATTGCGTCACCATAAAATGCGTACGCCCCAATGGTATGCAAATAAGTTGCAGGATTTGGTGGATGAAGGCATTGACCTTGAAACAGATATTCAGATTCCGGTAGTTAAGTGCATCGCCGGTTCCGGCATCCTAGGCAAGGCTGTATATTATAAGCTTTTCCCGGAAGAAATGACGGAAAATAGCAAAGAAGAATTGGAAACAGAAAGAAAAAACTAAAGGAAGGGAAGAGAGTCCCTTCTTTTTTTGATTGGCTTAAATGGGCAGAGGGCATTGCTTACGGCCCACTTGCTTTAAAGCCTAAGGAATTTTACAAGCTTTCACCGCTGGAGCTGACAAAGCTTGCAGAAGGGTATGACCAAAGACGTTTGACCACGCTTTGGACGATGTCTTATTTTACAGCTAATCTCATGGCTACCCAAGTGAAAGGAATAACCCCGGAAAAGCTTATGAAACCATTTTTGCCGAAAAAAACAGCCGGCGTCAAAGAGCGAGAAAAAGAAGAATTTTTCAAAGAATTTTATGCTAAACGGAAGGAGGCGGATGAATGTCAACGGTAGCAGAATTATTAGTAAAAATAGGGGCAGATTCTTCAGATTTAAGAAAAGAGATTGCAGCTACTAAAAGGCAACTCAAATCTGCCTTCGGTTCTGAAGGCTTAAATCTTTCTGGCAAGGCTGTAACTGTACTGCAGGGCTTGGGAGTCGCTCTTGGGGCATTAGGCGTATATGCGGTTAAAGCAGGTGGTGAACTGCAAAACGTGCAGGTTGCTATGACTAATATGCTGGGAAGTGCGGAAAAAGCTGCTGCCTTTGTCAAAGAACTGCAGGATTTTGCAGCTCATACTCCTTTTGAGTTTAATGATGTCACAAAAGCCAGTCAGAAGTTCCTTGCTTTTGGTTTTACCGCTGAGCAGATTATTCCTACGCTTACCGCTGTGGGTGATGCTGCGGCAGGCGTAGGGGCAGGACAGGATGGTGTTAACCGTTTAACCATTGCTCTGGGGCAGATTGCGGCTAAGGGTAAGCTTGCCAGCCAGGAAATGATGCAGATTACAGAGCTTGGAATTCCTGCCTGGCAGCTTTTAGCAGATAAGCTTGGCACTGATGTAGCAACGGCACAGGATATGGTTACCAAGCGTATGGTAGATAGTCAGATGGCATTAGATGCCTTGGTTTCCGGCATGGAAAGCCGTTATGGCGGAATGATGGCGCAGCAAAGCAGTACAGTCCTAGGTACTTGGTCGAACCTTATGGATGGGATTGGACAGGTCGCATCTCAGACCGGACTTGCTATCGCTGAGGCCTTGAATTTACCGGAGCTGTTTAGCTCCATAGGCGGATGGCTGAGTAATTTTGCAGCCGTTTTACAAGAGAGCGGTATTAGAGCGGCTATCTTAAACTGCATACCACCGGAAGCACAAATAGCAATTGTGGCATTTGGCACGGCTTTGACAGGGGTCGCCATTCCGGCAATGTATGCGGCAGGAGCCACCGCACTTGCAATGGCAGCTCCTTTTGTGGCAGCCATAGGTGCGGCACTCACGACAGCAGCCCCCTTTATAGCGACTATTACCGCAATCGGTACAGCTCTTTATGTGTTGTGGGCAAAGGGTATAAGTGTTGCAGATGTATTTCAGACGATGGGGGTTAAAACCGAGCTGTTATCAGAGTCAGGCAGTGCTTTACAGTCAGCTTTTGCAGCGGTGGGCAGTTTATTAAGCACTGTTCTTACCGGTTTAAAACCTGTTTTTGTAGCTTTTGGTGCTGTGGCAGCGGTTGTTATTTCCGCTGTTTTACAGTATTTTGGATTTTTAATTAATGGTGCCGCGCAGCTCCTTTCTGTGGTAGGAGCGGTAATAGAAGGAATTTGCGGTGCCTTCGAATGGATGGCAAATGGCATTGGTTCAGCTTTAGAGGCGGTAGCCTCAGCCTTGGGCGGCATGGCAGACAGCATTCTGCCTGCTTGGGCATCGAGCGGACTAGCTACCATTTCTAATTTTGTATCTAGTGCAGTTAGCTGGCTATCCGGTCTTATTGCAAAAATATTTGAAACGAACGAAGCTTTAAACGATGTGGGCGTAGATACGGCAGAAGGCAGTAACAGTACGACAGCCAGACCAAAAAAAGAATGGAAAATGCCCGATTTTAGTAATTTTAAAGGTTCTGGCGGCGAGAGTGTTCCCTCAGGGGTTTCCGGTGGTGGAGTCAAAAGCTCGTCTGCGGATAATACCGCCTCTAAAGCTGCCAGCACTTCCAAATCCATTGAGGATGAATGGGTGCGTACCTTTAATACAAAGTCGGAGCTTGTAGACCGTTGGTATAAGGAAGAAACGGCGGAACTGGAAAAGTCAAAAGCTGCCAATGAAGACTATGAGCGTGATAAGCAGCGCTTAACAGAGCTGTATGCGCAGAAAAGACTTACTGCACTTCAGGAAGAAGCTAAGAAAACCCAAGATATAAGGAACAGCATTAGAGATGCTGTCTTTGCTTCTGAAGAAGCGGGAACGGTGTTAAATACGGATGCTGTAGCCGCAGAACTTGTAAAAATGGAATTGGAACATGAAAAAACGGTCAGCGGGATTGAAGAGCGATGGCAAAATCTCAATAACACTTTTATCGGTCTTACAAATTCTGAAAAAGAAGTGTTTATCCAAGCTTTAAAGGAACGCAGTATTGCTTTTGAGCAAAGTGAAACAGGTGAGCTTGATTTCCATAAACAGATGCTCAAGGATAAACTGGCAGAAGATAAAGCATACGAAGATACAAAAGCTGAATATCATGCTCAGTGCAAGGATATTCAGGCAAGTATTGATGAGGCTTACAGAACTAATGACCTTGCAAGACTGCAGGAAGTGCTGACGGAAGAAGCCGCCATTCGCCTTAATGATATGGAAGCACAAAAGGCCATGATGGATACCTACAAAGAGGCATTCCTAGCTGAACACATGACGATTTCGCAGCTTGTTGCTGGAATGTACAGTACAGCCTTAACGGGATTGGAAGATGCCTTTACAAGTATCCTTACCAATGCTAAAAGTGCAAAAGATGCTTTTGCGGATCTAGGCAAGAGTATGCTAAAAGTGATTGCTCAGTATTTTGCCAAACAGGCAGCAGGAATGATTATGTCCCACGTTATGGGGCAGAACATTCAGAAAAAAGAAGCGGCAGCAAGCACTGCACAGTCAGCGGCGGAGCTTTCTGCATGGGCTCCTGTGGCAGTGGCTTATGAAACAGTTCACCCTGGTTCTGCGGCCAGAGCCTTAGGCATGGTTACTACTTCTCTTGTTACGGCAGCCGCCTTAGGAACTTCGCTTTTAGCGGTATCTTCAGTGGGAGGAAGTGCCGGTAATTCAGCGGGGAGTATTGCTGTTGGAGAATATGCTAAGGGCGGGTACTTTACAGGACCCACCTTAGGTATCATTGGTGAGGGGGCAGACAACGAGGTAGCACTGCCTTTAAACCGTGCAGTGTTTAACAATATTGCTGAAGGGATTGCAGCAGCAGGAGCAAGTACGTCTGCCCAGGTAACGCAGAATATTTATGGTGATATAAATAATGCGGCAGAAGTAGAAGATTTGTTTGATGAATTAAACAGTATGGTGGCTGCCGGATTACGAGGTGTGTGACATGAATTTTCCTATAAGAGAAAGTACGGATTCAGCCTTAAGAATTATCAAAGACGGGCATGAATATGTTCTGCCATCGGAATGGTCGCTCTCAGATGCCGGAAGCTATGACTTTAATAATAAAATTGAGGACAGAGCATTTTCTCATGGAGGAGATGTTGTAGGTGACGGTATGGTTAAAGGGCATACCATCAAGGTAAAGTTCTCTATGTATGGAACAGACGAATTTACTCATGATGAAATGTTAAACAGAGCGTATAGGTGTTTTGCTCAGACGGATTATAAGCTGTACTGCGGTCGGTCTGACCGTTGTTTTAATGTGGCAGGCATAAGTAAGATTACCCATGATTATGTGAATGGCTTTAAACAAAGGTGGAGTAATATTACGGTAAGCCTTCTTTTAGCTGACCCGTTCCGGTATCAAGGGCAAGAAAGCCTTGTTGTATATGACTTTCCGGCAGAAGCCTATCAGGCAGAGATGGTGCTGCATAATTTAGGCAGCGTAGATACACCGATCAGATTTAAATTTACTCCTAAAAGCAAAATGGCAAGTATTATCGTATGGCATGAGGAAACTAAAAAGCAGTTTAAACTGGCAGATGCGCTTTTAATCGCACCTGCCTTTACTGTTATTAATGCCAAAGAAGGTACGGTGTGGCGCAATGATTTCAATAGTATAAATACTTTCAACGGGCAGTTTTTACAGGCTGTACCGGGGAAGAATACCTTGTATTACACGGGTGCCGCAGGAAAAATTGAAATTATTTACACCAACAGGTGGTTTATATGAATTTTAGTTTTGGAAGAAGCCTATTTGGAAGGTTTATATTCGCTGGAAAAACAGGCAACGATGCCAATGAACATCCAAAAGGGGAAACAAAAAAATATTATCCCGGCCAGTACACGGTTATTGCCTATGCGGAAGATGGAACAAGGACAGCTTTTTTCGGCAGCGGCAGTGAGAAGAATTCTTTAAGCAAGGTAACTTTTGAGATAAGTTCCACAGGCTGTGGCAGCTGCGAGTTAAGCTTTAAAGTATTACCCAAGAATAGCGAACTTAACTATATGCAGCGAGTGGATATTCACCTTTTCGGAGATGAGCAGCCGTGGTATTCCGGTTACATTATTACAAGACCCGTGGAAGGCTCAACGGAAACAGAATATAAATTTATAGTTCATGGTTATTACAACCGTCTGGAAAAACTGGTGCTTTTTGAAACCTATGAAAATATGGATCCTGGGGCAATTGTTCGGGATATTGCTATGAAGGCAGAAAGAACCCATGGCATTATTTATAATGCCAGTAAAATAAGCGATGCTGGATACATTATCACGAAGCTTGTCTTTGATGGGGTTACGGTAAAAGAGGCTTTGTCAACCTTAGCAGATTTTGCTGTGGACTATGTTTATGGTGTGGACGAATACAGAAACCTCTATTTTATGCCGAGGGAAACCGGTATTAATGAACAGGCAAGGCTTACGGTAGGCAAGCATATAAATAAATATATCCCATCTTGGAACGTAGAAAAGATTGTAAACTGGGCAAGGATTAAGGGCGGTAATATTGACGATGAAGGGGAACAGTGGCTGTGCGTAGTGAAAGATGATGTGAGTATTGTGAAATTCGGCAAACGAGATAAAGTGTGGACATTGCCTTCAGCCTATGAAGTATCTGATGCGGTTAGATGGGGAGAAAATCAGCTTGAACGCTATAAGAATCCCATCAAATCTGCAAAGATAAGCGGAGTGCGGCTTGAGTATCCGCTAGTTGATGGTACTTTTAACGTACGGCATATGACTACGACAGGACAGGCTCAAATAAGGACCCTGTCCGGGGATACCCATGATTATCCCATCACTAAAGTTAAATATACGATTTCAGCATCTGGGGGCATCGCTACAGATATGGAACTAGGAGAGCCAATCTTTTCACTGGAAAAATATCTCTCTGACATAGAAAGAAATGCCATGAATATAGAACAATCGCAGTCCTCTGCCATTAAGCAGCTGACGGCACTTTAAGGAGGTAGTAAGGTGGCGATTAAAGATTATAGACTAGACCCGTTTTTGAATGTTATCAACATAAAGAAAATATCCGGCGAATATCATCAAGTGCCAAATCAAAGTCCCTATACCGTAAGGCTTAATGAGGTACCGCAAAAAACAGACCCTAGCTCTCTGAATATAAAGTTTGCCAATGGTGCTGTACTTACAGAAGTGGCAGCGCAGCCTAGTCAAGGGCAGTATTGGCCGGATTATAATACGGCAGCTCATGGAGTGGCAGATTGGAATACCGGAACACTTCTGTTTAACGCAGCTGATGCCGGAAAAATCGTTTATGCCAGCTACAACGGTATAGGTACACTGGTGGATGACAGGGTGCAGGATATGCTGGAGCTTGCGGTGACTACCAGCACTCAGCCGGAAAGAGATGTAAGGCTTTCCGGAACTGCTGTTAGTTATGATTCTTCAGAAAGTTCCGGCGGTGGCAATCTTGCTTCCGGTTATGTAAGAGTGAAACAGCACCGGGGGCTTCCTGCCGGGACGTATACTTTAAGGGAAGTAATACAGCATTTAATCAATCGCAGTCAGACGTTGGAATTTGTAAAAGGTACAAATTATTATAACTGCGATTGTGACTGCGGTGATGATATGTAAAGGTGGCGAGCGCGTGATTTCTATTGATAATAATTTTAATATTGAGGCTTCGCAGTATGATACCTATACCATTCGGTTTAAATTTAAGGATTATGTACTGACGGGTGATGACAAATTCCGTTTTTCAATTAAAGCAACTTCTAATTCTACGGATGTGGTATTTTCTAAGGATGTGTACAACGCAGGGTTTAATTATGTGGATTTATCCATTGCACTTGGTGAATTGGACAATCTTGCGCCGGATACCTATGTGTATGATGTGGCCATAATCAACAAGAATACGAAAAAGATAACGACTTTAATTTGGTCAGCTTATTTCATGATTAAGGGGGTTGCCCATAATGTCGATTGATTTGGAAATAGAAGTAGATGCTCTGAATAACGCGGGCAGCAAAAGTCTTGAGGTCGGAGAATACGGAGCAGAAGTAGCCAAGGAATATGCGGATAAGGCATTTGAATATGCTGAAGATGCTAAAAACAGCAAAAACCTAGCCGAGGCTTGGGCGGAGAGTATTGATGCACCAACCGGCGAAGGGACAAGGTCGGCTAAAAGCTGGGCAGAGAATGCAAGGCAGTGGGCAGAAAGCGAAACAGAACCGGACGGGGTAAAAGGTGCAAAATCAGCAAAAACCTGGTCGGAACTTTCTAAAGACCATGCTAATGCTGCCGCTGCATCTGCTTTGACATCAAAAAACAGTGCTGATACGGCGGCTGTTTCGGCAAAGGCTGGCAGTGACAGTGCCAAAGCTGCTGCTCTATCTTCACAGAACGCGGCAAGCAGTGAAACAGTTGCTAAACAGAGTGCAGAACTTGCTGCCGCCAAGCTTGAGAAACTAGAAACAGTGGATTTGCCCCTAAAAGCAGATGTTGCATCTCCTGTTTTTACCGGGCAGCCCAAAGCACCAACAGCGGCAAATGGAAATAACTCACAGCTTATTGCTAACACGGCCTTTGTGCAGGGCGCTATAGCTGCTCTTGTGGCATCTGCTCCGGGGACATTAGATACGTTAAAAGAATTGGCCGCAGCCTTGGGCAATGATCCAAACTTTGCCACAACGGTTACGAATCTTATTGCGGCCAAGCTTGATAAAACGGCGAATGCTGTAAGTGCGACTAAAGCTGTGCAGGACGGCAATGGGAATAATATTGCAAGCACGTATGCTACCAAAACCGAGGTAACAGGCGGTATTACTAAACTTGCCACAGTTGCATCTACGGGTAGTTATAACGACCTTTTAAACAAACCGGTTATTCCAAGCAAAAACAGTCAGCTCACCAATGATAGTAACTATGTGGCTAAAGATGCCAGTGGCAATGTTACTATTACCGGAACGCTTACAGCCGCAAAGGTTGTAAATGCCTATTACAATGACTACGCTGAGTTTTTTCCCAGAGGTGAAGATACCGAGGCAGGGGATATTATTGCCTTGGCTGATGGCACTAAGGAAAAGTATGTCAAGGCAAGCGAGGACGCTGCATTGGTGGTCGGTGTTCACAGTGACGAATATGCGCAGGTAATTGGGGGAGAAACAGACGAAAACGGTAATGTAGATATGGATAAAGTCCTGCAGAATTATATTCCGGTAGCGTTAGCAGGGCGCGTACACGTTAAATTTTATGGAACGGCTAAGGCTGGCATGAAGGTTGTGCCATCCGAAATACTTGGAGTTGGGAGAGCTTTCACTGATGGTGACAGTGAGGAGAGCGTTGTAGGCAGAATCGTTCTTGGGGACAAGTTTCAAAATGTAAGACGGGTAAAGATTATGGTAAGGAGGCAGTGATGGGTAAATTTTTAAAACGCACGGTGCATACAGTCTTTTTGATGTTGGGTAATAGCTGCAATATGAATTGTCGATACTGTTTGCAGCATCCTTTGGTTACAGCGCAGCTGCCAAGTAAGATTAACCCTGAGATTTATGATTTTTTAAAAGATTGTGCAAAAGAACTGACGGAAGGGCAGAAGCTTCACATACAGTTTTATGGCGGCGAGCCGCTGCTGTATTTTGATGCTATAAGGGAAATAACAGAGCGGACTCACGCTTATTGCTGGCATTCCGTAATAACAAATGGTAAAGCGGTCACCAAAGAAATGGTGGCCTTTTTTAATGCTTATAAGATGCCTGTTACCATATCGTGGGACGGCAGAAATGTCATGGAAACTCGTGGTTATGATGTGTTTGCTGATAAGGAGAAAAGAAAGCTCCTGCTAGGAATAGAGAATCTAGGCTTATCTGCGGTTTTAAGCAGTAAGGCATATCCGCTAGATATTTTAGAAGATTTTCAAGCAATTTCAGATGATTATTACAAAATTCATGGCTACCAGGTAGGGATAAACATTGATGAGATTTTTAATACGGGAGATTTGCCGGAAGAACTTTTAGCAGTAGATTATCCTCGAGTAGAGAGCGAAATGCTTGGACTAGGAAAGTTTTATCTGGAGAAAAGATTAAATGGCAGCAGAACAGAGCTAAAAGACTATACCAAGCTCTCTTATGTGGACAGACTATTTGGAATGCTGAAGCGTTTTTATGCAGATGGTGACGGAAGGTTTCATAAACACTATTGTTCCTGTGGCAACGGGTATGACGTTTTGAATCTTGATTTAGAGGGGAATTTGTATCCTTGTCACAATACCAGCAGCAAGATTGGCACTATCACAGATGACTATTTTACTTATTTAAATAAGGTCCTATGTTCTGATAACACCAAGGTAAATATGAGTGTTTGCTCGGATTGTCCTGCAATTGCTTTTTGCAGAGGTGGCTGCAAGTTAGTTAATGCTGAGGCAAGAAGGGAAGGTTATTGCAGATTAAAACAAGCGGTCTTTTTGCCGGTGCTTTCTGTTTTTGAAGAGTACGGCAGACGGATGGCAGGTGATGTAAATGGCGGTTAACGGTTCTATAGCTAAGACAACTTTTACGGACAGCTCCGTTTCATCTAGTTTAAAAATACGTCCGGTTCATATTACGGAGCTAAGGACGGCGATAGACAGGCTGCAGGCTTATGCGGCCAATGTAGATAACTGCGGAAACTGTACGTATTGTCAGACTTGTCAAAGCGCTACCTGCCAAGATGTTACGTGTCAAAGCCAAAGCTGCCAAAGCTTGTCCTGCCAAAGCTGCCAAAGTTACAGCTGCCAGTCCATGGAATGCGATTGTGACTGCGGCGATGATACGTGAGGTGTTTAGATGGCTTATACAGATACAACCTTAAACAGCAATATTGTGGTAAAAAAATTGCATATATCAGAATTGGCAGCAGCCTTGACAGCGATGGCAGCTAATGCAAATAAACCATCTGCTATTGATTTAAGCGGCTTGACATATACCAAGGTGGTAAGTGCTAATATTATGTTTTTGAGGGCAGCGGTAAATAATCTTGAAACGAGTTTTTCCGGCAACTGCTGCCAGGCAAATTGCTGCCAGACTTGTCAGAGTACCTATTGCCAAAGCATCTACTGCCAAAGCTGCCAGGGATGCCAAACTTGCCAAGGGTGCCAGTCTGTGCGCTGCCAATATTGCCAGACCCAGTGTACAAACTGCAATTGTAACTGCAACTGCAGTAATTGTGACTGCGGAGATGATGGAGGATGATGAAAATGATTATACAAGGACAGGTTTTAACAGATAATGGTCCGGTGGATATTAAAAACTTAAAACCGGGAGATAAAGTACTGAACCAGCTGCATCGCGCTTTTGCAGTTACAGCAGTTCAGAAAAAAACGGTGAGCGTGGCATATACATTTGCTAAAAATCCTAATCTTATGGTGACGAAGGGAACCGTTATAAAAACAGTTTATGGAAGCAAAAAGGTTGAGAAACTAGAGAATGTGTTTTTTTACATGGCTCAGCCCAATGCACGTATGATTAAAGATAAAATTCAGAAAGCGCTGGGCGAATATACCGCCTATGATATTCAAGCAGATGGTTGCAACTCTATATTTGTATCGAATTACTGCTTAGAACTGGAGGATAAAAATGCTTAAGATATATTTCAACGAAAAGTCTGATTCGGAGCATAAACTAAAAATAATCATTAAGGATTTATGTGTTGCGGCAGAAGTAATTGCTAAGTATCCGGCAGGCTATGGGAAGGATGCCATTGAAACTCTGCGTCCTTATAATAGTTATACCCTGGTAAGCAGTTCGGGAAAAGTTAAAAATTATAGGAAGATGAGCAAGTCTGATTTTAAGTTCTTGGACCTTAACAGGTTAGGAGTCAGCGTAAAGCTCGATTTTGCCGAGCTTTTGCAGCTTTATGGGACGGCGGATATTTTGCAGCTAGATACCGGAATTATAGGCGGAACAGAAAGAGATATTATTATCCGTGTTTTTGAAGGCAAAAAAGAAAATACTGAAATTGTGGCAGATGAGGAGTATGAAATTTTAAGCTTTAATTCAGATGATTTGGTAACGGGTGATCATCCAAGAATGCATCTGTGGGACAGCTACGCTCTTAAAATAGGGGATAGGATTCTTATGGCTAATCGCAAAGGTATGTCTTTAGGCGGAGATTTCACGATACCTGTGACATTAGAACAAGGTAAGGACTACGCAGAATTTGAGATTCTAAAATATCCGGGAAGTTTTGAAGGCGAGCCTTTGACTCGCAATATTGATGATGATGATGTCACGGTAGAAAGTACTTGCGGCATTATTAATAACCGCAGGGTGCAGTTGGAAAACGGTAAGGGGAAGTTCAGACTCTATCCTATGGGTCATACCGGAATTTTCAAACTAAAGCTTGGCAGAAAATGGTATGAGGTTTGGAATGAATATAACCTTATCTTGGAGGACTAGAATGCAGGCAACTATTTATATGGGCAGTAAATGCAATTTAAACTGTGCGTACTGCCACAGAGAAGCGGATGAGTTTGAACCAAAAGTATCAGAGAAACTGATAGAAGAACTAAAAAAGCTAGATGATCCTACCATAAAATTTATGGGTGGTGAGCCGACCTTGTATATGGGGGAAATAAAGCGGATTGTAGCAGCTCTGCCAAGCGCAAAATTTGTCATTTGTACAAATGGGGTGAATTTGGAAAATTACTTACCGTTTTTTAGAGAACACGATTTTCTAGTATGCATCAGCTTTGACGGCGGTGCCAATGCGGAACGCGGCTTTGACCCGTTTACCAAGGCTATTGATTATCCCAAGCTTGCCGTTTCCACAACGCTTCATCATGGTCATATAGATTTAAAAGCGATTATAAAATCATTTGCCGAAAAGGAAAGAATAATCGTCAGGGCATTATCTTTTTTTCCTCATTTTGCTCATGCCACGAACACCGCTAATGATACATATGCACTAAGCCTTGGCGATGCCGAATACATACTAAGGCAATACAAAGAGATGGTTGGCAGTTATATGGAACAACGGTTTAAATACGGTGTTCGTAATTTTCGCTATGAGGGTATGTTTACCGGATTATTAAAACGCTATCAAGCAAATTTCAGTTATGGGGAAACCTACTGCGTTAATAAGAATTTGAAAAAATATAACACCAGTGGGGAAAGTTTTACCTGCCTTTATATAAGAGATGAAAAACTAAGTGATAACTGGCAGACCGAACAGCAAAGGCTTCTAGACGAGAAGTTTCCAGAATGCAGATGCTGTCCGGTTTATTTTATGTGCGGTGGCGGATGTATTAAAACCAAAAGCAGGGATATTGAGTGTTACATCAATAAAATGCTTTTTAGCTGGTTTAAGGCAGAATATGAAAAGTGGAAAGGAGCAGGCTATGCTGACTAAGAATTTATTTGTTTTTCCGAATACTGTTAATAGAAAAACAGAGGTAGAAACAATAGAGCTAAACATTGAAGATAAGGTTTTAAAATTCTATCACAATGGCAGGCCGTGTATTATCGATACCGAGGTTTTAAAAGATGGCAGTTCCACAGTTATTCTTAACAATGGCATTACAGATAACACTTATGTGCTGTATAACTTTAGGGAGATGCTGCAGGTGCTGGATATGCTGCCAAGTGAGTTTCTGACCAATCTTTCTCAGCGCTGTTTTATGCAGATAGATAAAAGTGGTGGGGAAGTTTTTATCAAGGTGTTTTTGCTGAAGGGTATGAATGAGCTGTCCAGCGATACCAACGATTTTAGCTGTTTTGCCCACTATACTTTAGATTACATACACGAGCTTGATTGGCGGTATAGCTGGACGGTAAAAGAAGTGAAAGCTGTTCTTAAGAACGGTTTTTTGACTGTACGTTTTAACACTACTATTTCCGACTTTTGGAAAACACAGGTATTTATAAGTCATGCCGGCCAGAGCCAGCTAGTTAAGAAAGGCTTTAATTCGGTGGTCTTTAAATACATACCGACAGAAAACATCTATTTTGGCGCAGAAAATTGCAGATATACAGGCAGGGCGATTGATGTAGTCAGGCTGATAAGGGGGTAATTAGATGGGAAAAGAAATATTGACCAGTATTTTAAGTGCTGGTCTAGGTATGCTTTTGACCTACATTTTTACGGAGCTTAGAACGAGAAAGAAACGGCAGAATGCTCTTCAGACCGGATTGCAGGCATTGCTTCGAGATAGAATTATTCAGTCTTATAACCATTACGTAACGGAGAAAAAATGGATTCCTATTTATGCTAAAGATAGTCTGGTTTCCTGCTATGAAAGTTATGAAAACCTTGGCGCTAATGGAGTAATAGATGATTTGATGGCTGAAATAAAGGCACTGCCTAACTACAAGGAGGCCTAGGGTGTTTGAAAATGTTAAGCTAATCTTCGGCAGAGCAGTGAGTACCATAAAGGGAAAAATCAACGTGATGAGTAAGCCGATAAAGTTTGTAATTACCGGTTATTTTATGTTGGTTGTACTTTTGGTATTGACTTACTATGCGGCATGGTTGTATCAAAGCTGCAACGGTCAGATTATAATGAGTGACCTGCTCGCGGTAATTAAAGAAATGATTGGACCTGCCATGATAGGTTTTATGACCTTCATAGCAGGCTGTTTTATTGACATGAATAATAACGGGATACCGGACAGATTTGAGGAGGAAAAAGTCGATGAGAAAAATCAACCTAGATGAGCTTAGGATTATGGCCGATGCAGCAAAAGACTGTATCGACAAGATTTATGTGCATTGGAGCGCAGGAAGGCACCATCAATTTTTTGATGATTACCATATTAACGTAGATGCCGATGGAAGCATTTATGTCAGTACGGAGGATTTGACAGAGCTTTTGGCTCATACTTGGCACAGAAACAGCAGAACCATTGGTATCTGCATGGCAGCCTGTTATGGAGCAGAAGCACATAGTGGTTATAATACAGACTTTGGCGATTATCCACCAACGCAAGACCAAATCGATGGAGTGGCAAAGGTTGTGGCGGTTTTATGTGAAGAACTGAATCTGCCTATTGATTATGCTCATGTTAAAACCCACTGTGAGGCCGCGGAAGAAGATGATTATGGTCCATCAACAACTTGTGAACGCTGGGATTTATGGTATTTACCGGATGCACCGGTTACAAGTGAGTTAAAACCGGGCGGAGAAGTAATTAGGGGGAAAGCTGCTTGGTGGCAGAAAAATAAATAAAAGTCTGAAGAAAACGACCCTCAGAAATACGTTTTAAGCCGTTTAAATTTGAGGGTGCGTATGATTTGACCTATGAAAAAACTCTATTTTTAGCGAGGTGGTGAAATGCTGCATGAAAACAAAAAATACATTATTGTTGGTTTTGGCCTTTGTGTTTTGCTTATGGCTGCCTGCTACTGGGTACACAGCGGAAAAGACGTATTGGATAACGGAGCAGGAGTTGAATCAGTTAGAGAGCAACTTGACTCAGCTGCAACAACTGAACGAGAAATCACAGAAGGAATTGAGTCTGCTGAAAACAGAACTCAAAATATCCAAGACGGAATTGAGCAAGGTGAAGCAGCAGTCTATAATGCTGCAGAGCGAGCTGACTGTATTGAAGAAAACCTCACAGATGCAGACGGACTTATTGCAGGGTGCCAACGCATCCTTGAAAATGTACGTAGAAGGGGAGAAGAAAAGACTGACGGCAATTAAGAAACAGCGAAATATAGCCTATGGAGTTGGATCGGTTTTACTATATGCTTTGGTGAGAAAATAGAATAGATGATTTGATGCCCGTCTTGGATGTATTCCTTGGCGGGCATTATTTTTTTTATTTATTTTTTAAAACCGTCAGATTCATTGCTCTCCCAAGGCTATTAGGTAGAGGGTCACATAAAGAACTCTCGGAAAGGAGGCAAGACGATGAAACAAAATTTGAAAATCAGTGTTTCAAAGGAGCCAAAAGCAGACGGTATTCTTTCCTGCCGCACAGTAAGTGTACGTGAACGTATTTTAAGATTTTTCCTCGGCGGAAAACAAAAAATCACGATTCTTGTACCCGGTGACAGCGTAGAGGAAGTTGCTATTTGCCCAGCTAAGGAAGGAGGAATGGAATCATGAGTAAAGTAAGCGAGTTGTCCATGCTCGCCCTTGAACTCAAAAAGTGTGGCGAAGCCTTGATTGGCATTTCGGAGGGGCTGGCTGATATGTTTGGCGGTGCAGAGGAAGAAAAACAGCCTGCAAAGAAAGCGGCAGCGAAGAAAAAGGCAGCCGAAGAGTCTAAGCCTGAACCACAGCCGGAGAAAGAAAAGCCGCTGACTCTGGAAGAGGTCAGATCCGTGTGTGCGGATAAATCCCGCAAAGGCTGTACGGCAGAAGTCAAAGCAATCCTTAACAAGCATGGTGCAGAAAAGCTGTCCGAGATAAATCCGGCAGAATATAAGGCACTGCTTGCTGAAGTGGAGGTACTTGGGAATGCCCTATAAACAGAAGGTGAATTGTACTGCAGGTGCAAGAGAGACTGGTCTGGGACACGCAGTATTATCAGCATCCTCCAGTCACAGGTGGCTGGAATGCCCGCCCTCGGCTCTGCTCTGTTCCAAGGCAGGAGATACAGCAAGTGAGTTTGCCATGCAGGGTACCGATGCCCATAGCCTTTGCGAACATAAGCTGAAAACCGCTCTGGGTCAGAAGTCGAAAGACCCCATGGAGAATTTGCAGTATTTCGATGAGGAAATGGCAGATTGCTCCGATATGTATGCCCAATATGTGATGGAACAGCTTATGGCGGCAAAAAAAAAAATGCAAAGACCCTATTGTTCTGATTGAACAGCATCTTGATTTTTCCAGATGGGTGCCGGAGGGATTTGGCACTGGGGACTGTGTCATCGTATCAGATGAAACCATTACCGTGATTGATTTCAAATATGGTGTTGGGATCTTAGTAGAAGCAGAAAAGAATCCGCAGATGATGTGTTATGCACTGGGAGCCTTACAGCTGTTTGACGGTATCTACGATATTGATTCGGTGGCCATGACCATCTTCCAGCCAAGACGGGACAGCGTCAGCACATACACCATTTCCAAGGAAGAACTGCTGAAATGGGCAGATGAAGTGCTTAGTCCCACAGCACAGCTGGCGGCAAAGGGAGAGGGCGAATACAAAGCCGGAGACCACTGTCAGTTCTGCAAGGTAAAAGCCACCTGCCGTAAGAGAGCCGAATACAACCTTGAACTTGCGCGTTACGATTTTGAAATGCCTTCCACCCTTGAAGATGATGAGATAGAGGCCATTCTTGGAAAAGTCGATGCGTTGGTATCTTGGGCAAGTGATATCAAAGAATACGCTCTGCAGCAGGCAGTCAGCGGCAAGGAGTGGAAGGACTGGAAGATTGTCGAAGGGCGCTCCAACAGGAAATATGTCAATGAAACCGCTGTGGCAGATACGGTTAAAGATGCCGGATATGACCCGTATGAACATAAGGTTCTGGGTGTTACGGCAATGACCAAACTGCTCGGCAAGACAAGATTTGAAGAACTGCTCGATCGGTTTATTGAAAAACCACAGGGCAAGCCAACATTAGTACCTATGTCGGACAAGCGTCCGGCAATGAATACAGCAGCAAACGATTTTAAGGAGGACAAATAATATGTCAAAGAATTATATCAACCCAACCAAAGTTATCACTGGAGTAAACACTCGCTGGTCTTACGCAAATGTATGGGAAGCAAAATCCATTAACGGCGGCAAACCGAAGTTCAGCGTGAGCCTTATCATTCCCAAGGATGATACAGCAACCGTCAATAAAATTAAAGCGGCTATTCAATCTGCTTATGAGGAGGGTCAATCTAAGCTTAAGGGCAATGGCAAGACCGTGCCGACACTTTCAATTATAAAGACACCGCTTCGTGACGGCGATCTTGAACGACCTGATGATGAAGCCTATGCAGGGTGCTACTTCATCAATGCCAACAGTGCATCTGCTCCGGGCATCGTAGATTCAGACCGTCAGCCTGTCATAGACCGCAGTGAGGTATACAGCGGCGTATATGGCCGTGCCAGCATCAACTTCTATGCCTTCAACTCCAACGGAAATAAGGGTATTGCCTGCGGTCTGAACAACCTCCAGAAGATAAAGGACGGTGAGCCGCTTGGCGGAAAGAGCCGTGCAGAGGATGATTTTGCAACCGCTGATGATGAAGATTTTTTAGCGTAGGAGGGATGAAAGGTGTTCAGTTATGAATTTCAAAAGCAGTTAGTCGTTTCGGCAGGAGCAATTTTCATCTATGTAATTGCTGTCTATACTATTTTGGACTGTGCCAATATGGTTATCAAAGAAATTTACAAATTAGGAAAAAACGCAATTGCTAAGTTGAAGGAAAAAGGCTATTTAAAATAATACACGGGCGGTAGAGGGAAACCTTTACCGCTTAAATTTTCATAGGATGGTGATGAAATGAAATATATAAGTATTGATATAGAAACGTATTCAGATGTTGATTTACAGAAATGCGGCGTATACCGTTACACGCAGTCAGCCAAATTTGAAATTCTGTTGTTTGGATATGCCGTTGATGGCGGTGCGGTTCAGGTGACAGACCTTGCTCGCGGCGATAAAGTCCCTATCGAAATTGTTAGGGCGCTGACAGATGACAGCGTGACAAAATGGGCATTTAACAGTTCGTTCGAAAGGGTCTGTCTTTCGGTATGGTTGCAAAGAAACTATCCGCAGTACTTCAGAAGTTACAGCATCAATGAAGACACAGTAAGAGATTACCTTGACCCGGCTGCATGGAAATGCTCCATGGTTTGGTCGGCATATATGGGATTGCCGTTATCTCTTGCTGGTGTCGGCATGGTACTTGGACTGGAAGAACAGAAACTGAAGGAAGGCAAAGACCTCATCCGTTATTTCTGTGTTTCCTGCAAGCCTACCAAGGTCAACGGTGGCAGAACACGCAATCTGCCGGAGCATGATATGGAGAAATGGAATCTGTTCAAGTTCTATAACAAGCGGGATGTCGAGGTTGAGATGTCTATACAGGACAGGCTGAAAAAATATCCTGTACCAGACTTTGTTTGGGACGAATACCACCTAGACCAGGAAATCAATGACCGCGGCATTGCCCTTGATATGGATGTGGTGGAGAATGCCCTTGCTTTTGATGCAAAGTCCAAAGCAGAGCTGGCAGATAAAATGCAGAAACTGACTGACCTTGATAACCCCAACTCTGTGGTGCAGATGAAACAGTGGCTTGCAGATAACGGTCTGGAGATGGACAGCCTTGGCAAAAAGGAAGTAGCACAGGCGGTTAAAACCGCTCCGAAGGAACTGGCGGAGGTTCTGCATCTGCGGCAGCAGTTATCCAAGTCCTCCGTAAAAAAGTATCAGGCAATGCAGAATGCGGTCTGTGAGGACGGCAGAGCTAGAGGGATGTTTCAATTTTACGGTGCCAACCGCTCTGGGCGCTGGGCAGGTAGAATGATACAGCTTCAGAATCTGCCTCAGAACCATATGCCTGATTTAAAGCAGGCTCGTGGTCTTGTGGAGTCCGGCAATTATGATGCGATAGTACTTTTGTATGATGATATCCCGGATACGCTGTCCCAGCTTATCCGGACAGCCTTTGTGCCAAGAGCTGGGATGAAATTTGTGGTAGCGGACTTCTCTGCCATTGAAGCAAGGGTGCTTTCGTATTTGGCAAAGGAAAGCTGGCGAAGCGAGGTCTTTAAAAATAACGGGGACATTTATTGTGCTTCGGCATCTGCCATGTTCGGTGTGCCTGTGGAAAAGCATGGCGAGAATGGACATCTCCGTCAGAAGGGAAAAATCGCAGAATTGGCACTTGGATATGGTGGCTCGGTCGGTGCATTGAAAGCAATGGGTGCGTTGGATATGGGACTTGAGGAGGAAGAACTCCAGCCGCTTGTGGATTCGTGGAGGTCAGCCAATCTCAACATTGTGCGTTTCTGGTGGGATGTTGACAGATGCGTAAAGGATACGGTCAAGAACAGAGTAACCACAGAAACACACGGCATCCGCTTTTTCTGCCAGAGCGGTATGCTGTTCATTCAGCTGCCAAGCGGCAGACGGCTTTCCTATGTGAAGCCGCATATGGGAGAGAACCGTTTCGGCGGCGAGGCAGTGACCTATGAAGGTGTAGGCAGTACGAAGAAATGGGAACGCATCGAAAGCTACGGTCCCAAGTTCGTAGAAAATATCGTGCAGGCAATCAGCCGTGACATTCTTGCCTATGCCATGCGCACCTTATCTCATTGTTTTATCTGCGGTCATGTTCATGATGAACTGATTATTGAGTGCAGCATGGGAGTCACCATTGATGCCGTGTGCGAGCAGATGGGAAGGACCCCGCCTTGGATTTCAGGACTTCTGCTCCGGGCAGATGGGTACGAATGCAGCTTCTATAAAAAAGATTAGAAATCGTCAGATTGCACTTCTTGCCAAGGCTATAAGGTAGGAGGTGCTTTTCTAATGAATGATGAGAATAAAACAGTAACGAAAATTACAGAGCCGGACAGTTTACCTGTCCTTATGAAATCACGCATGACGGAGGAACAGCTGTGCGGTGATTATAAATATTGTATGGCACAGAAAATGACAAAAGCATTGCTTGATAAGGGCCTGATTTCTGTGGATGAATTCAACAAAATCAGCGAAAGAAACCGCCAAGCTTTCTCTCCATATTTAGCTGAAATTATACCATAAAAGACTTGATATATATCGATTAGTACGGGAATATGTCCATACCGAAAGCGAGGTGAGTTGATGAAAAGGATAACAAAAATTGAAGAAAATAATGCCTTATCGGTTAAGACGAAAACCCGTGTTGCTGCCTATTGCAGAGTGTCCACGGCAAGCGATGAACAGCTTATCAGCCTTGATACGCAGAAAGCACATTATGAGGATTATATCAAATCCAATAGCGAGTGGGAGTACGCAGGGGTATTTTTTGATGAAGGTATTACTGGCACCAAAAAGGAGTGTCGTGACGGTCTGAATTCCCTGATTGATTCCTGCGAAAAAGGTCTTGTGGACTTGGTCATTACAAAGTCCATCAGCCGATTCAGCAGAAATACAACAGACTGTTTGGAACTGGTAAGAAAGCTGATGGCGCTAAATGTGACCGTGATTTTCGAGAAAGAAAATATTAACACGGATACGATGGAAAGTGAATTGATGCTTTCCATATTAAGCAGTCTTGCGGAAAGCGAGTCGGTGTCCATTTCTGAAAACAATAAATGGTCAATACAAAAACGCTTTCAGAATGGCACCTACATTATTTCTTATCCGCCTTATGGTTATGAAAATGCCGGGGGAGAAATGATTGTTGTGCCGGAGCAGGCAGAGGTTGTCAAAAAGATATTTGAAGATACGCTTGCCGGGAAAAGTACCCATGCCGTTGCAAAGGAACTGAATGACAGCGGTGTGAGAAGCAAGAAAGGCGGAAAATGGACTCCCGGAGCCATCAATGCGATTATTCGCAATGAGAAGTTTACGGGAGATGTTATTTTTCAAAAGACCTACACCGACAGTCAGTTTAGCCGCCACACCAATGATGGCGAGTTAAATCAATATCTGTGTGAAAATCATCATGAGCCGATTGTAAGCCATGAGATTTTTGACAAGGCAAATGAGGTCCTGAATCAGCGTGGCAAGGAAAAAGGCAATGGAGAGCGAACCGAACGCTATCAGAATCGTTATGGCTTCTCAGGCAGAATCAAATGCGGAGAGTGCGGCGGAGTCTTTAAGCGAAGAATCCACTATAAGCCGAGCGGGAGTTACATTGCTTGGTGCTGCACTCATCATATCGAGGACAGGCACTCTTGCTCCATGAAGTACATTACTGATGATGGGATAAAGACAGCTTTCCTTACTATGATGAATAAACTCATATTTGCCCATCAGAGTATATTAAAGCCACTGCTTTACAGCCTGCAGGGGTTTGACGATAAGAACAGGCTCCTGCAAATACAGGAATATGAAACCAAGCTGGAAAAGAATATGGAAGAAAGACAGGTTCTGACCAGTGTAATGGCAAGCGGACTGTTAGAGCCAGCACTTTTTAGCAAGAAGATTACGGCTTTGACTTTGGAAGAGAAACGCTTGCAGGAAGAAAAGAAACACATGATAAACACGGTCAGTGGTGACAGGACAAAGATTGAAGCATTGGAGAAACTGATGAAATTTGCACTCGGCAGCGGGATGCTGACGGAATACTCAGATGAGATATTCCTTTCCCATGCGGAAGGGGCTATCGTGTTTTCAAGAAAAGAAATCGTATTTGAATTGAAGTGCGGACTGAAATTAAAGGAAAGGCTGGTGGGATAATGGCACACATACCCTATGGATATAAGATTGTAAATGGTAAAGCAGAGGTTGATGAAGAACAGGCAGAAGGGGTCAGAAAGCTGTTTGATGGCTATATTGCAGGGCTTGGATTAAAGCCTGCGGCAGAGAATGCAGGTCTTGAGATTTTTCATGGCAGTGCAGGCAGAATGCTTCGAAACACGCATTACCTTGGCGATGAATATTATCCTGCCATCATCGACAGAGAGCGTTATGACAAGGCGGAAGAAATTAGAATGTCGAGGGCATCTTCCTTGGGCAGGGTCAGAGAATTGCAGGCTGCACCAAAGCCAGTGGCGGATACAAGGTTTACCCTGTCCCCTGTTGAGAGAAAATTTGCAGATCCATTTGAACAGGCAGAATATGCCTACAGCTTAATTGAAAGTGAGGTGACGATACATGAATAAGAGTATCACAGTTATCCCGGCACGAAAGCGTGTGGGAAATACCGTAAATAAAGAAGTAAAGCCGAAACTCAGAGTCGCAGCGTACTGCCGAGTTAGTACAGACAGCGATGAGCAGGCTACCAGTTATGATGCACAGGTAGAACATTATTCTAATTTCATACAGAAAAATGAGGAATGGGAGTTTGCCGGGATATTCGCTGACGATGGCATCTCCGGCACCAATACCAAAAAGCGTGAAGAATTCAACCGTATGATTGAAGAGTGTATGACGGGCAGTATTGATATGATAATTACAAAGTCCATCAGCCGATTTGCCCGTAACACCTTGGACTGCCTTCGCTACATAAGACAGTTAAAGGAAAAGAACATCCCCGTGTTTTTTGAGAAAGAAAACATCAACACAATGGATTCTAAGGGAGAGGTGCTGCTGACCATTATGGCAAGCCTTGCACAGCAGGAATCGGAGTCCTTAAGCAAAAATGTGAAGATGGGGATGCAGTTTCGATTTCAGAAGGGAGAGGTGCAGGTCAACCATAATCGCTTTATGGGATATACCAAGGACGAAGATGGACACCTTATCATTGAGCCTGCCGAGGCAGAAATCGTCAAACGAATTTACCGAGAGTACCTGCAGGGGGCAAGCCTAAAACAAATCGGAGACGGCTTGATGGCGGATGGCATTCTAACGGGTGCAGGAAAACCAAAGTGGCGTCCTGAATCTGTGAAGAAAATTCTGAAAAACGAGAAGTACATCGGTGATGCTCTTCTGCAAAAGACCTATACCGTGGATGTCCTTACCAAAAAGCGAGTGAAGAATAACGGCATCGTTCCGCAATATTATGTAGAGAACAGCCACGAAGCGATTATCCCCCGTGACCTTTATATGCAGGTGCAGGAAGAAATGCTCAGAAGATCCAATCTTCACAGCGGTGCGAACCGAAAGAAACGAGTCTACAGTAGCAAATACGCACTTTCCAGTATTTTGTATTGTTCGAAATGTGGAGATATTTATCGAAGGATTGCTTGGAACAATCATGGAAAACGCTCCATGGTATGGCGATGTGTAAACCGTGTAGAGCATGGCCCCGACTGCTGCGATGCACCAACCGTGAAGGAAGAAGAATTACAGAATGATGTAGTAAAGGCAATCAACATGGCTCTTGGTGGTAAAGATGATATGATTGCCGCCTTAGAAGAAAATATAGCGATGGTGCTTGCTTTGGAAGATGAGACTTCGATGGAAAGCATCGATGCCAAGCTGGAAGAGTTGCAGCAGGAGCTTCTGAAACGAGCCAATGCAGGACAGGATTACGATGACCTTGCCGATGAGATAGACAGCCTGCGTGAGAAGAAGCAAGAGGTCATGGCGGACAATGCCGAGCGAGAAGGACAGAAACAGCGAATTGTGGAAATGCAGCAGTTCCTTGCTGGGCAGACGGAGCAGATTGAAGAATATGATGAAAACATGATCAGAAGAATGGTGGAGAAGATAACGGTTTATGAGGATAAATTCACGGTTGAATTTAAGTCTGGGACGAGTGTGGATGTGGAAAGATGAGATAATACTGCCAGACAGCCCCTTACAGAAAATGTAGGGGGTATATGTATATTTTATAAAAATCAGATATTTAAAACGATGAGTTTTTTGTCTAAACATACAAAATACACATTTACGCATTGACAACTGTGAATGTGAATAATATAATTGGGTCAGTTGTAAATAAGGAGTGTGATGAACAATGGATTATAAAGCTGATGTACGACTTATAAAAGCTTTGGCAGATGAAAATAGGCTTGCTGTATTGAGAGCACTGCAGGGCGGAGAAAAATGTGGATGCGTTCTTCTGGAAGAATTGCAGATTACTCAGCCAACATTATCTCACCACATGAAAATATTGTGTGATAGCGGAATGGTTGATAGCTGCAAAGACGGCAAATGGATGCATTATTCTTTATCGTTAGAAGGATGTCATAGGTTAAGATGTCTTGCAGATAAGTATTCAATAAAGGATGCAGATTTTGCTGATTATAAAAAATGCAATGCCGAAAATAGATGTAATAAATAA